ACAATGCAACCAACAAAGACTCCAAACTAACTGAAATGGTCATAACTGCCCCTCGTAACTTATAAAGGTTATGTTAGGGTAGATGCGTTTTCGAATTGCTTGCAAAAGTGCTTAACTTTCGCCTAGAAAAAGGCGATTGAGATTCGCTATGCTACTAATCGCGGCCAAGTCCTGAACTAACGAGTTCAGGTGGGTCGCAGTGATAGTAGGCTCACCAGCCGGCATAGTAATTTGTAGCGTAGCCACGATAGGAACTCTCCTTTCGGGCAATCCAGCAGAAGCTGGGACTACAATGTGCTGGTATCTGGTGATAGCAACGCTAGGTGCTTTCGGGTTATTACTAGGCTTCAGCCGAATTTCATTGGCTGGGCTACCTATTACGAGACTGGAATCTTGATAGACTCCTTTATTTCTCTCTGTAAAAGTTTTAGGCCCGATTACTACATTTTGAAAGCTCATCGATTATAGACCCTGAAAAGGGCGAATGATTGTTGTTGACTGGAAACAAGTTGCCGGAGGTTCAAAACTCCGTGTGACACGCGCGAACGCGGCGAGCTTAGAAAGCATATATAACTTCAACTACTACGGGCTACTTGAGCTTCGGCTTGAGTTGATAGCCCGACCCTCCTCGCATGAGGAGGCGGAGGTCCTCTGGAAGTCTGGTTTTATTTGTAACCAGTAGATACAGAAGTCCGAAGAGGCTACTAAGATTATGGTAAGTCTCAGAGTTATATAACGTGTCGACGTTGATCGGACCCGCGAGCGAAAGAATTTCATTTTGTAAACGTCTGTTGTAACTGACTAATGAGCCGGAAAGATTACCGGTAGTCAGGTCCACGCCGTTAGCTTTAGCTGAGTGTTGAACCCAGCTAAGCTCTTCTTTGTAGGATAAACACCCTGCAAAGTGTACATCACGAATATTTCCTGACGGGCTCCATCGAGCAAGGAAATCCCCTACTGGTATTAACCAGTCTACCATAAAGGATAGGGGTACGACTTCCCAGGCGGTATTTAGATCGGCATAAATGCCTAATCTATCAAGCCACTGCTGGGCCTCGGTCCCGGCTTCGTATAATATACGTCCGGTACGAGCTTGCTTAAGCGTAACATCAAGGGACCCGATAACGGTAACGGAGAGA